TCGCTCAATTCGGCGACTAGCTTGGAAAGGTCCATTACATCCTCACGGCATCAAGTTCGTTTGGATCTCGAACGGGCCACCGTCGCCCGCATTGATCGCGGCTTCCGTATCCGCTGCGCTTCTCAGTAGCTCGTCGATATCCTTCAACTCGCGGTACAGCCCATCCTTGTAGCCCACGTGGTCAACGGTCGTTCCGCCGTCGGTCGATCCGATGTTCGGCTTCCCGCCCGCCTTCGTCGAATTCAGCAACGAGAGTTCGGTTACGATCGCTGCCCGGCGAGTCTGTAGAAGAACGATATAGGCGCTCGGCATCACTTCCTCCGTCGCTTCCGCACTGGCTCGACCGACTCGACCACTTCAGACGTTTCACGCGAAACCTGTACCGGCTCGGGCAACGTTTCGCGCGAAACCTGTTCGACTCCCACCACCGACACATCACCGCGAACGCCCTGCAACCGTGCAAGCCGGATCGCGTCCGTCTCATCCGTCGCACCGTCAACCGTCACGCATATCCCGCCGTCGAATCGTACCCGATGCATAATCACTATCCCCCAAAAAAGAAAATGGACCGGCACCGCCGAAGGAGAGAACGGCGGCCCGGCCCTGCGGTTGTTTCACGGCACGCACCGCGAATCCGGGAGTGAGCGCCGGACTAGTAGACCGACAGCCCCCTGTTCTCCATCCATTCAAGTTCCTCTGGCAACGCCTGCCCTGTTGCTCGCCACTTCGTCCGGATCATGGCCGCCCGTTGATGATCGGCCAACACCTGCTTCCGCTTCTCCATCCCCTGGATCATCTCAACTTTCAACTCACATCGGACGGGATCCAACTGCCGTCCCGGTCGCGTCGGGTCGGGCGTCGTGGCACAAAAGAATCGCTTCGCCTCTGATTCGTCGCATGCTTCGATGTCCCGAACGGGCACCGTCGCTTGATGCTTGGCGTCACGCGGTCCAACCCGGAACACGTAGCCGTCACCTTTGTGCACCGCACCATCCTGCAGCAACGGCAAGCCGCCTGCCTTGCGTGCTTCTAGGTCCGCCTCGATCTTCGCGAGTTCGGCTTTCTTCTCCGCTAGCAACCGATCCACGTCGGCCAGTTGCTCCAGCGTCCCCTTCTTCGTCTCTGCCATGTTCGCTCCGTAAATAGAACTAGGATGCACCCCTGAGAGATGCACCCTAGTTTATGCGTTGCATTTTCAAACACGCAAGATCAGGAGGTCGACTTGGCCATGTAGAGACGATCCATCACAGCCGCCGCGCCTCGCTCGGAAACCTTGAACCGGGCCACAATGTCCCGCTCGAAGGATGCTTCGCTGTTGGCTGGTGCCTGCTCCAATCGGAGAGGCCAGTTTTCCATGTAAGCGAAAGCCTTCTTCGGCTGGCCATAGAACCAAGTCGTATCGCTGGAAGTACGCTGCTTGACGTACTGGCCAGAGATAACACGGACCGGCTGGTTCAGGCTGTTGCCTGGAGTCTCGGTCTCGATCGTGCTGCTGGTCGTCTGCCGAATCAACGTGCTGTTCACGATCCGGAACGCGGTATTCTGCAGGGCCTTCGGCACCAACAGAACATCGGGACTGATCGCAATCGGCTCGCCGCTGGTTGGATCGGTCAACGCGTTGAACTTCTGATCGACTGCATCGATGTCGGTGTAGTCGGCCAGTGCGTTCGTGGTCACCGTGTTGTCCGAAGCGTAGGTCGCCTGAGCGGCCCCGCCGTTCCGACGGTACACGGTCGCGATACCGCAAACCACGTCCAGGATTCTCTTTTCACGATTCACAGCGACTTCTTCGCCCAACTGCTGGGCACGTCGAAGAACGACGCCGGTCTGGTCGAAGAAAAGAATCTCCTTCGTGATGTCCAGAATCAAACCACGCTTGATCGTCTCAGGCGTGTCGACCCATTCTTCCATGAATGTCGCCTGCGGGTATGGATTGCCTTCGCCGACAATCTCAACCGCATCGCCAACACGGCCAGCACCGGGAATCTTCTCGCCGTTGAAAACGGTCGGAATCACGGTCACCAACTGATCGCCAACCAACTCGGGGCGCTGGTAGCCGTCCAGCGTCATCGTGAAGGCGAGTTGCTTCATCAACTGGGAGAACGCTGCGGTATCAACCGCCTGCGATGCTTCCAAGTATCCGCCGACAGCCTGCTGCCTCGGATCGCAGAAGTCGCGGACGTACTCAACGCCACCGGGCACGAACTGCTCGAAGAGCCGTCGCACGCTCCAGTTCTGGGCGAGTCCGCCACGATCCGCCTTGAACATCTCGGCAGTATCTTCGAAGAACCGATTCGGGCTACCGTCACGCACCGCAGCTTCGAAGAGCCGGCGCAGATTCTGGTGCCGCTTCTCAAGTACACTTGCCATCGCAAAACCCTTTCAAACAATGAAAAACTAACACCAGAATGTAGCAGGGGAAATCAACGCTTCTGGGCGCTGATATGGAGGTCGACGTTCAGCGTCTCGGGAGTCGCACTGCCGTTCTTAAGTGCGTAGACGGCACTCATTTCGGTCGCACTCGTGAAGGTCTGATCCTTCATCACGTAGACGACCGAATCGTCGATGCGGAAGAACACATCGCAAAGAGCCGAAGTCGTCGGGACTACCTCGACTTCCAGCTTCTGGTAGCTCGCACCACCAGCAACCTGAGCGACGCCGTTCAGGCTGTTGCCTGCAGTCAGTTCCACCTTGTTCTGCGTCGACCCCAGCGAGAACATCACATTCCAGCGGGTGCCGCCGTCGACCTTGAAGAAACCGCATCCGCTGAACGAGGTCGCGGGACCGGCTCCGTTGTCAACCAGGAAGTTGGCAGCAACTCCGGAAGCCAATCCGACGTAGACGTTCGCCGCATTGGTAGCCGCTTCGGCATACTGCACGCGAGAGGTCATCTTGATCGGCTTGCCAGCCGCAAAGAGGTACACTTCCTTGGTCAGGAAATAGATCTCATCGTTGTCCAGCGGAGTTCCGTCCGAAGGAGTCAACGCCACAACACCACCGGCGGAATCACCAACGGTCGACGTGCCGCCGTCTCCAGTGGTCGTGGTCCAGGTGTTGGTATCTTCGCTGTAGAAGTCATCGCAGATCGAGTGAGTCAGGATTGCCTGCTCTAGCCGATCATCCAGATTCAAACCCTTTGGCATAACTCAGTTCCTTTGCTTTTCAAACACTCACGAAACCAACCAACAAAAGAACTCAGCCACGCACGGCGCGGGTGAATTCGTCGATCGACTTGGGATAGCTGATCGTTCCTTCCTGCAGGCGTCCGGGGCTTGCCGATGGACGCTTCGACGGGTCAACGTGAACCTCGCCACGCGCCGGCCAGCTTTCGGCAATGCTCTTGCGGTCCGCGTCGGCACAAGCGACAAGAGCCTTGATCCTCGCCGGAGTCGGGTCACGGTCCAGCGATTCAAGCAACTCACGGCACTTCCCCTCGGATTCGATCCGGGCCAGAGACTCTTTCATCTTGGCGTTCTCTTCTTTCACCTGCTCCATTTCGGCGACCATCTCGGGCGATGGTTCAGCAACGGTCTCCATGGCGGCTTGCATCTCCAGAACCTTGCGGAACTGCTCCAGCTTGCCAGCCATGTCAAGCGACTTGTCGGCGATGATCTTCTGCACCATCAGCGACAGAGCCGCGTCCAGATGTGCCTCGGGAGTGTCCTCGGAGACTTCCATCTCCATCCCCGGCATGTCGTCGTAGCCTTCGTTCTCGATCAGCCGCGCGAACACCGGCGCCAACACCGACCCCGCGACCGCTTCCGACAGCTTCTTTTTCATCGTCTGCACGCCCTCAAAAAGACCTTTGTTTGTCGCCGGATCGGCCACCAAATCGACGCTGTAAACCTTGGAAATCTCAGTCACCACTGCCGAACCGTTCCGCATTTCGTCCTCGCCTTCCGCGTTGTGCGAGAGGCCAAACGTATCCGGGAACAACTCAGCAGATTCCAAAATCGTTTCGGTCATCGGGTGACTCTTGAGGTACTTCACGTCGCCCCAAAGTTCCCCCGAATCATCGGCTCGCACGTTCTCCAGGATCGCCCACCGATCGCGAAAGGATCGCGTCCCGGTCGATTGCGGGTCCGGATGATCGATGTACACCGGGGCCCCTTCGTAAAGACCAACGGCCCGACGTGTCGCCTCGGGGAGGTAGCTTCGACGGTTCCGCGATTGAAGACCAAGCACTTTAACGCCACGGATCAAGCCAGCCTCTCGGTCGACCTTCCCGCTTCCGTATGCTGCTTCAGTCCATCGCTTCGCCATAGGTTGCCCCTCCGTTGTGCCCAATTTACGGAGAGGCCAATCACTTTGAATCGAACGTTTCGCGTGAAAGGTGTCCGGATCATCTCAACAGGTTTCGCGTGAAACCTGCTACCTAGCGACGGCGGGCATGCGTGTCACAGAGTACACCAGATAGCACCGGCAACGCGGGTGCGCAGGAGGAGGCCCAACCGGCCACCTGCTTTGAGTCGTTCCGTGCAATGGTCCGCATAGATCGCAGACCCGCTCATCCAACTGGGTGAACCACCTTGCCGAAGCGTCGATTCCAATCTCGGCTAGAATGTCCTGGCCGATTCCTTCGGCTTCACTCGTGGCGGTTGTAGTTTCGGTTATGCCGACATTCTCCGCCCTCGATCGACTTAGAACGCGGTCGTTCAGCGTTCCGGCGAAGTCCTCGGAATCGCGTAACCAATCGCGGGAAGTGTCGGCCATCGTCCGCCCCAACCGGCTAGCCTGCGATTCCGCACCCGCCGCCAACAGGTCGCCGTTCCTTGCCAGCAATCGCTGGATCGAATCGGCTTGAGAGTCGTCGCTCAGGAGAATCAACATCGCGATGATCGCCCGTTGCCGGATCTCGCGTAACGGCTCGACCACCGCCGCCGCGATGTCGTTTCCGAACCGCTCAGCGTCGAACCGGTTCCGGTCAGAGTACCGGCTAAACACGTCCAGCACGGCACCCGTCACGGCTCGT